AACCTGATCGGGCTTTCAAAATCTGAAGCAGAATACATCTTGAAGCGCTGCGTAAAACTTGCGACAAGAAATTATCCGGATCCTTACCCGATGCTGACACAGTGCGAATATTAAGCCGAAACGCCTTCGGGCGTCCGCCGGATCCGACCTACCGGCGCTGATGATGGCAGGTCAAAAAATAATCGGAGGTACTTATCATGGCAAGAAAATTTGAACTCTTAGGTTGTCGCATGGGAAACGGCACGACCGTATGTAACAAGGCGGTTTTGAAAAACGGCGATTATAAAACAATCGCTCATATCTCGGAAGGTGGAAGAATTACTTGGTACGTCAAAAATCCTGAATCCTATGTTCCGGAAAAAGATATGAAAACAATCCAGCAATGGCGCAAGGATGCGCGCAACAAATTTATGTCCTACTGGGGCGTGCTGTCCGATATTCGCAAGTATGAAATTATTCTTGATAACATCCCGTTTACGGTACTACTGGAGCATCCATTAAAAGAACAACTGAAAGCCTGCACCGATCTGCATGAAAAGGTTGCGCTGCTTGAAAAAATTTACATTGAAAATTATATCTAAGGAGGTACTCATTATGAGAAAATCTAACAAAAAACTTTATGTCGCTTATGGTTCCAACCTGCATCTTGAACAGATGCGCTTCCGCTGCCCGGATGCAAAGGTGTTCGGCACAGGCGTCCTCAAAAATTATTCCCTGACTTTCTGGGGAAACTCTCGCGGGAACGGCGTCGCCACCGTCCTGCCGGGAGCCGACACAGATGTGCCGGTTGCCCTCTGGGAAATCTCCAAGGCAGACGAGGCAAGCCTTGATCGGTATGAAGGTTTTCCATATCTCTACCGGAAAGAAAATATCGACGTCCTGATGGATGATGGCACAGTTGTTACCGGGATGGTTTACCTGATGAATCATGGCCAGCCAACATATCCGAGCGATTATTATTACAACGTGATTGCTTCCGGGTATCGGTCCTTCGGATTCGACACAGATTTTCTGGATGCTGCAGTCGATTCTCTCCCGGTCAACCGGTACGGATTCCGAAAAATTATGTAGTCAAAGTACGCTTGTAAGTGGTACAATAAATGTGCCGGGATGAATCCGGCGCACAACTTTACGGAGGTCTTGGCTTATGTATGTAAGAAAAAACAACTGTACGAACCTGACGTTGGCGCGTCAAGAAAAAGGAATGTCGCGAGAACAGCTTGCTGAAAAAACTGGAATCAGTGATCGCACCATTGAAAAATATGAACAAGGAATTGTAAGTATCAATAATGCGGCGGTATGGAAAGTCCGCGATCTGGCACACGCTCTTGGCGTTTCGATTGAATCTATCTTAGAAAACGAATAACACTCTCCGGGGTGTTATTTTTTTGCAAAAAAATAGGCGCTGCATCTCTAACCGACACAGCGCCCGATTACAAAAGGAGAAACACAGTCCGGAAGCCTCGGCAAAAAACTTCCGGCAAGATTATATTACCATAATCATCTGTGCTTCATTGTACTCTTTTTATAAATTTACCCACCATCTACCCTACCAGCGGCCGTAAACATCTGAACTGAATCAGGGAATTACGGTTTGCGCCTTGGCTCCTTCGCCTGCTTACAGGCTGTCAAAAAATTTTTCTATGATTTCCATTGCCTGCTCCGGCGTCAGTCCTTCATAAAAAACTGCTACGTCGTTCAGATTCTCCGGAAGCGTCATTGCGGCTGCTGCCTCTCTTGCATCCATCAAAATAAGATTTCCTTCCGGATCCAGTTCGACGCTCATAAGCGGGAACAGCATCCCTGCGCCATGCTCCAACTCAATGATAAAATGGTAGTTGTCCCAGTCAATATCCTTCTCCGGATCGCCGCCTTCCTGATTGTATGGCGTTGGCCGCAAGTCGTCCCAAAAATTAAAGTAGTACGGGAATCCTGCCTCCAGCAACATCTTTTCCAAGAAAAAAATATTCTGCTGTTTCGGATGATCCGCGCACACCTCAAGTCTGCTTTCGATCATATCATCCATGCTCGTGTCCTCCTTTATGATCGGTATTCCTATTTTCACTATTCGCTTCATCATCAAGAATCAAGATTAAATCATTTGCCCATGCAATGAGCTGCGATCTTGGAACATACGAAACGTCTCTGTATTCACTTATTTCTCTCTGAATGTCTGATATAATATAGCGAAGTTGTTTTAAGTTCCTTTTCTTCATGACGGCACCTCTTCATTTTTTCTTTCTTACGTTCGTTTTTATTATTCTACGCACCTTCAGCTATGTCAATCTCTTTCTCGTACTCTCGCACGATTTCCTGAATCTTGGCATACTCCAAAAGTTTGTATAAACCCTTCCGCCAGTATTGTGTCGCCGGAGTCCGGCTCATGTGTTCAAGTTCGCAGATGTGGTTCCAACTGCAGTTATCAATGTACTTGTATTCCAAGATGCTTCGTTCGGTAGAATTTTCCGGTAAAAATTCCATGATGTCATTGATCTTGATATACTCTTTCTCCATTTCCTGAATCTTTTCGTGAATCCGGGTGTTGATCTCGTCAAGTTCATAGGATAATGCGGCACAGCCGGTGTTGCTACTGCTGCCGCGTGGCATCCCATTCATAACAACCGCCCGGAGCGGGCTTTCAAATTCCTGCATGATTGCCGCCTGTCTGCGTTCCAGCGATCGCTTCCGGTTCTTGCATCGGCTGTATGTACTCAAATACTTGTCAAGTACAAGTGCCTCCCTTGATAACTTACTCTTACTCTTTTCCATTGGCACCTTCCTCCGCTGCTAAAAAATATACCTTCCCTTGGATGATCTGAATCTGCTGAACACACTTGCTCTTATTATCAAAATCATAAACCCGGATTCCCCTGCGGCACAGCTCATTGATAAGGAGCTGGATGCTCTGACACATCGTTGCCAATGGAACCTCTGAAAAATCCGGTTCCTCTGGTTCCTTCATAATATGAAATCTTTTATCCGCCTGCTTGCTTCTGGCAGCAGCTCGTCTCTGCGCTCGGTTCAATCCGGCACACCTCCTTCCTGAATCAATCGCTCCGCATCTTCTGGGAATACACACACACCTGCGATCCCTCCTGCGGCTCTGATCTTCTTTATTGTCTGTTCCTGAATAACCGAAAGAACTCCGAAATATGGACGCTTAACCTCGAATCCGTAATATCTGCCACCAATGATTGCGGACACATCCGGTATTCCCTGCCTGCTATATTCTCCTGCGGCTTCCTTCCAAACAAACGCATCTGGGTAGGCTTTCTTTATGTAGTCCATGATTTTCTTCTGGTAATAAGATTCCTTCGGAACGTTGTCTCTAAGATACTTCTCAGCAAACTTCGCATTTTTGCATCCGTAAACCTTTGTTTGTACAAAACTGACTGCCTCGGCTTTTGTCTGGAAGCGATCCAATCCCTTTAACACTCTTCGCCGCCTCCGATCTTCATCCTGATTTCTTCCAATTTCTTCGGACCGATTCCTTTTACCTCTGCGGCTGCTGCCAATACTTCCTCGATCGCAATCTTCCGAAATTTCTTTGAAAGTTCTCCGCTGGCCGCGTCCGCTGCTGCCTTGCATCCGGCTTCATAGCCATACTTAACGCCGCTCTCATAAACCATGTTGCAGAAATCCTCTAACTGCTGGTGGTCGTATTTCTTGATCGCCTTGTACTTCTCTCTATTCAATGTGTATGCCTTAGTTTTCTGTTTTGCCATTATCTATGCCCTCCTGCAATAAATCACCGTTTTCGTACTCGGTTCCGATAACTGTCAATTCTTCATTCTTCGCCCAATATCCGATGTCGCCTCTCATGCTGGAATATCCTGATTGCCATTCAATATAAAATCCAATGTCACCATGCTCCCCATTGTACTTTCCGAAATGTACTATTCCGATCGCTGTGCAGGTGTCGTCCAATTTGCAAGAAACAATATCTCCTTCAAAGAACTCCTTTCGGTCAATGACACACCCTACGCCTACTGATTCCGCCACAACGTCCGCAATCATTGTTCGATATGGAAAACTCCAATCTGTCATTTCCTCGAATATGATTTTCGCTTCGTGATATTCCGGCCGGTCGTCCTCTGTGAAGCACACCGCGCAGTTACAATGATTGATGTACGCTCCGTATATCCAACGCTTCATGTCTGGCGACCATCCTCTGTACTTGATTCTCATGCCGGTAATTCTCCTTCCCAATTCCAAAGTCCCTGTTTTCCTGATGCCGGTATCGGTTTATCGAAAAGCACAGCATCCTTCATAACCCAGGCATATCTCCCAGGCGCGTAATCTCCAAAAGCGTATTCTCCCGGATTCCATTTCTTCATCCAGTCACAGTAGTCCTGATCCATCTGAATACATTCAACAAGATTTGCTTGTCCGATAATTGCCCCAAGTGGGAAATCTTTATAAATAGCCCCTGCCGCCTCGAAATACTGAAATAATTCATGTGGGTATTTGCAAACTATGTATTGATGGTCTACTTTCGCTGCATGAATTAAAATACGTCCTCTATACTTTGTTCCCCAGCTTCTGGTTTCATTGCTCTTTGTTCCCATCGCCAAGAGCTGCGCCCATGGCTGCCATATTGTCAATGCTTTCTCCATCTTCATTCCTCCATCCGGTGTGATTACCACACCAATGATCTTTCTTATATGCCGCCATGCAATACTGATTATGGCGGCAAGTGTCACACATTTCTTTGCTGTTCATCTGATTGCTATTTCTTGATAAATATTAAAATCGCATCGCCGGGAGGTTTCTCTTTCTCAATCCACGCTCCGGTTGCTTCGTCCCAGAACTTATCCACAAGATCATTGTAGATAAGTGGTGTCGCTGTGGATTTTTCCGCGTAACATTGCCCCCATGTGTATAAACACACGTGCTCGTTAAAGTATTCCGTCCAGATTCCTTCAACTTCCCGGCGCCAATCCGCGGCAATCTTTTTTATTTCCTCTAAATCGAATCTCCGGAACGCCGCTTGTCCTACCCGCTTCCCGATCTGGTTATCATCGAATGATTTCTGAATCTTCCCAACAACCGAATCCGTACTTTTCTGAATGATAAAATCTGCAAGGCAATATTGCTTCAGATACTCTTCCAATTCTTCCGCGAGCTGGTGCTTCAACTTCTGAAACGGAACTTTGTACTTGCCTTTCAGATCTTCCGTGGCAACAAGCGTTTTGTTCTTCCGGTATTTTTCAAGCGTCAACGCCGCTTTTTTCAAGGCTTCGTCTGCTTTTTCCATGCTCTCACGCTCCCTTACAACTACTTTTCCTTACAACTTCTCGTTTCTGAAAGATGTAAGGAAAGAACGTAGAAAAATCAAGGCTTCGCTGTAAATCCTTACACCTTACAACTAATTTTGTGAAATATACCAAAACTTTTTACATGTGCACCGAAATGTAGCGCACACAACAAACGCAATATAACCTATAAAATAGGTGTAAGAGTTGTAAGAATATAAAATAGGTGTACTAAAAGCCGCCATTTTCAAGGATTTTTCGCCTTACAACTAACCTTACAACTAACCTTACAACTTTGATTTAGTTGTAAGAAAAACGGTAGACTAAAACGGTAACTGCGGTTCCGGCGTGTCAAAAGGGCTTTCTTGCCCTATTTCCATCTGAATAAAACCATCCTCCGCCTGCGCCGGTTTATCTCTTTCCGCCGCCGCTTCATCTTCATTCAACGGATCCGTTGGTTTAGAAAATCTCTTTAAGTCAAATTCAACAAAACGACAACTCCGATTGTCAAACCACTTTACAACGCTGTAAACATTTCCGCCTTTCGGGTTTGGATGGCTCGTAATAATATTATTGTCCGCCAAATATTTAAGCGTCTTTCGTGGACTGTACCCTGCTTTCGTCAATGTGCTGTTCAGGATAGAAGGGAAAATATAAACCTTCTCTTGATCTGCGCTCATAGTTCCGAGGCACGTTCCGATTGCCTTCTCTCCGAAATACTGCCGGTTCGATAACACCCAGTCTACTATGTACTGCGTGGCATTCTCGTTTACATCCGCCACACCTGCTGCCATCTGCTCCTGAATGATTGATTTTGCCATAGCCACAGCCCGGTTCCATGATTCCGTATCAATTTCAAGCGGAGCCTTCTCTCCGGGTGTGCTGCTGCGCTCCGCAGCAGATTTGAATATCCATGTATCAATCATGGCGTCCGCAAGTGCTACCGCGCTGATTCCTGCTATATGGCTTCCGCTGGTTCCGTTCGCTATGGCGTAGACCTGCTCCACCATTTTGTCGTAGCGGTCTGTTATAGTTCTCTCGTCAGTTTCCATAACCCTGCGTATAAACTCCGGCCCCGCCCAGCCACAGTTAAGTGGTGCCTGCTGGTGCATCAGGCTGGCGTCCTTCTCATTGTCAAACGGACCTCCGTAGATTTCCAATACTCGCGTTGACACACCGGTCTGCGATGTTTCCGTAGATAACGGCTCCTCTCCGGTTGCCAGAGCCACAGTCCGCCATGTATTAAGCGCCTGCAGTCCGCCGCCTTTGCTTCCTCTGGCTCGCCCTGTTCCTGATGCAATCATGTAAACAATCTTTTCAAGGCTTTCCTGCTTCTGTCCTGCGAGCTGACGTTCATCAATTCCCATCGGCAAATCGTTATAGAATCCAGCCATTCTTTCAAGTGCTACCTGCGTAGCATTGAAATTTACCATAAGCCGCTCCGGATCGCCCCATGCGGAAAGTGCAGCCTTCAAAGCCGCTGTTTTACCGCCTTTTGATCCGCCCCAATTATATACAAAGAAAATTCTTTGGGATAAAATGCGTAAAAGCGGAGCCGCAAAACTGGCCGCCAATATAAATCTGAACTTGTCCCGCTCCCGGTGTGGCTGCATCGTCTTTTTCCATGCGTCGAATGTACCGTTTGCATGATACGCCGCCGCCCATCCTCTAAGGGACGGTTCGATGTCCAATACAATGTCGTCGCCATGCCCAGGAAGGAACCTTCCGCCGGTCTGCCAACCGAATGTCGATGCAGAGTCTGCCTTGTTAATAACGTCAATGTTCTCCGCTTCCAGCGCTTCAAGGAATCTGACAACCATCTTCGCGTTTTCTGATGTTATCGTGCATCCCAAGTCTGCAAGTGCTGTAATGCTCCGGCTTGTAAAGATCGTGCTTCTGGGATAGATCGCCTTGTGCCACTCGTTATCTCGCTTGAATGCAATCTCAATCTTTTCCTCTCCGGTTTCCATGCTCTTTAAGCGCTGGGTTAATATGATCGGTGTCCGGCACACAAGCGTCGGAACCATCTTCTTTTCATCAATGTGGCTGATGCCTTTATCTGAATAAATCCACCCTTCCGGCTGTCTCAGGTTTACTGGTGCTCCCCTGACCGCCTCCGGGATAATGTCGTGAACTGCATCAAGTTCCATTTTCTTGGCGTCCTTGATTGCCTTCTGGATCTTAGCTGATGCCTCTTCCGCGCCGTCTCTCATGTAAAGCTCTGACGGATCTTTCACTCCGAACTCTTTACAGCTCCATGTGAATACTTCCCCGGAGAACTCTTCCTCATGTAAAACCCGGCACACCTTTTCCAAGAATGTCTCGCCGCCCTTATCCGGTTCAACGTGTATATATATTTTTAATCCCTCAAGCTGAGGAACCATTTTTGCCTTGAAATTACTTGCGCCCGGCACACCAAGCGCAGCAAGTTTGAGATACCAAAGTGTCTGTGTATCGCTTTCGCCTTCAACAAGTATGGTATAGCCATTCTGCCGAATCTCCGGCAGGCGCCATTCTCCATACAAGCACAGTTTTCCGCTGCTGCCATAACTCCACCGGAACTCCTTGCCGCCGTACCTCTTTCTGAAAACTTCAACTTCTCCGTTTTCTTTCTGATAAGGCATTTTGAGCCAACGCGCACCGGTCCTGTCCTTCCCTGTGGAAGCGAGGCACACATCCTTCAGGAAGTCCTCCGGAAGCCTTTTTGAAAAGGCGTACTCCGAGAGGGTAAGATCCTTCATCTGTGGTTTTTCTGGTGGCTTTGGCTCACTGAGTTTTCCGTATTTTTCAAGAATCTGCTTGTAAGCGGTCTTGGTATCTACATCGTGATACTTACTCCAAAAGGTAATAAAGTTTCCGTCGATACAACCGGTAAAACAATGGCACATTCCTGTCTTGGCGTCTGCCGTAAAGGAATCCTGTCTATCGTCGTGGAACGGACACTTACCCATGATGCGGTCGCCGGTAATCTTGGCATTTTTCAATATGCTTTTGTACTCTGCTGCATAATCGACGAAATCGTCTATATTAAGCTGTTCCGCATTCATCTAATCACCTTCAT